GTGTTTAGTTATGGGGGCGTATAGTATCGATTCACGGCTAGTAGGAAAGTGGAGAACACGGTAAGAAACGACCGTCAATCAGTTCAAATTACTAAATGCAAACGATAACTTTGCTACTGAAGGTTACGCACTAGCTGCATAATACTTCTGGGCCCGGAGAGAGCCTCGAAACAGAATCTCTCCACTAAATTTTTTTTGGATAGTTACTGCAAACAAAGCTAGCGGTTTGTCCGGAATTAAAGAATAGCCCTAGGGCTATTCTGTCAACGGGTAACATTAAGGCCATACATATCCTTCTATAGAAGAAATTTTAAATACTGCCAATCAATTTAGAAAGTTTATTGATAATGAAGAAGACAACACTAGCAACATTTGATACAACTGAGGTATTCAATAACGGTCACTTTATTGTTAAGACCGAAGAATACCTAAAACAGTTAGCCATAAATAATATTATTGTTCTGCCTCTTCGCAAGATTGAGGGTAACATTGAGAGTAAGGCCGCAAAGGATTCTGTAATCATCATCCTAAGTGGCTCAGGATCAATGGAGGTTAATGGCTCTAGCGTACAGATTACAAGTGGTGATGTAATTTATATTAAGGCTGATGAAAAATTCGGTATCACTAACGATTCGCTAGATGCTGCTTTACAATTTGTTTCAGTATTAAAGAAATGAGTTGACTTCCTCCCTGTAAAGGAGAAGCCAAATTGGTTTTCAAAAAATACGACTACAGTAAAGAACTATTTACACTTTTAACAGTAATTAGTATCTATATAGTACAATTTTACAAAGATACTCGGCCACCACAAATTATCTATGTAGATAGACCGATTATTCAAACAGTACAAACTACGGCTAATGTTGTAGCTCAAGCGCAACTAAACTGTATGGCAGAAGCCATATACTATGAAGCACGAAATCAGTCTGAGGCTGGCCAAAAAGCCGTTGGTCACGTCATTATGAATAGAACGAAAGATGACGATTATCCAAAGACTGTGTGTGCTGTAGTTCATCAGAAAATTAATCAAATATGTCAGTTTTCATATTTTTGTGAAAGACACTATGGAGCATTTGATACGAATGCTTGGAATACAGCACTTGTTATTTCTAAAATAGTTATTTCTGGTGAAAAAGACTTTACGCATGGTGCTTTATTTTATCATGCAAATTATGTAAAGCCAAGATGGAGAAAAAATGTTACTCGTCTGGCTTCAATTGGTGATCATATTTTCTATATAAAAAGGTCTTAATAATGGCGATCAACTCTAAAGCTAAAGAATTCTATGAAGCAATTGAATCTATAGTATGGAAATACGATATTGAATATATTGATGCAATTATAATGTATTGCGAAAAGAATAATTTAGAAGTAGAGTCGATCGCCAGCATTATTAAGAACAATGAAGTGTTTAAATATAAGGTTCAGATTGAAGCTGAAAATCTAAACTTTCTACCAAAGACTGCGCGGTTAAATATCTAATGGATGCATTTCAAGCATATAGTTTATACCTTGCTTTAAAGCAACATTTTACACCTGGTCGTGGTTATGATTTTTTTAAGTATAATGGAAAGGCAAATGCATCTAAGAATGCGTTTGAAACTCGTAAAGATAAGTATTTTTTCCACAAATTATCTAAAAAAGACGATCCAAAAGCATTTCTAGTCGCAAATTTTGTTAAATTTGGTCCAAAAACATGGATTGGTGATATAGTAAATGAACCAAAACATGAAGATGCATATATTGCATGGATGAAACGTAAAGAATCTATGGCATATATGTTAAAAACCGATCTAGAATGCATAGAAAGCATAGAAACTGACTTAAAAGTCACAGATGGGCAATATCCAAAACTTCTTGCACTGTATATGCGTAATAAAATTGGATTAGAGACCATTATAATTTTAGATTATTATCTAAAATTTCTTAAAAGATGGGATTCTGAAATTCAAGATAGGGCATTCTGGCCTGACATATATAGTTTATGTGTAGCTTATAGGCCTTTTGTTGAATTTGATAAAGAAAAAGCACTTAAGACTGCACTTCAAGTAATAAATGACAAATAAATTGGAGATATAATGGTTAAATTGATTATTACAGATGAAAATAGTCTTCCATCACATCTAGGTGGCCATGAAAATGAAACACACACAGATGAAGGTGTAGTTGACTATCTAATCAAGACTTTTGATGTTAAAAGTGTCATTGATGTTGGATGTGGTCCAGGTGGAATGCGCCAAGTTTGGGTAGATCGTAATGTAGAATGGTTTGGCGTTGATGGCGATTATCAAGTAGAACGCACAGAAGATGTAAAGAATAATATGACTATTCATGATTATTCTACTGCGCCATATACACCAAATAAGAAGTTTGATTTAGCTTGGTCAGTAGAATTTCTAGAACACGTAGATGCTCATTATATTTACAATTTCATGGAAACTCTTCGTTCTGCCAAATATGCTCTAGTAACTCATGCCTTTCCCGGTCAACCCGGCCATCATCATGTAAATTGTCAAGAGCATCCTTATTGGATTAATATCTTTACTGCTTTTGGTTTTGAAATTGATCCAGAACAGACTAATTTAATTCGTGAAGCTTCTACTATGAGAGAACGTTATATTCGACAACAATCTCTCTTCTTTAAAAATAGAAATGCCTAAAAAATATACACCACTTAAAGTAGTACGAAATTCTAGAGGTTCTAGAACTTATACTAAGTGGTAAATGGCAAATAGCAGGTTATTCTGGCAAGCCACCAATAAAAAGAAAACCTAAATAGTTGACAATAATAATAAATAGTGTTATTATAGTATATGCGGCTTTAGTATAATGGTATTACAATCGCCTTCCAAGCCAAAGACACGGGTTCGATTCCCGTATGCCGCTCCATTATTTTATTATGAAGTAAATTGAAGTACATACATTGCACACACAAAAACATACGGAGAAATACAATGACATCATCTTTTGCAAATCTAAAGCGTTCAAGTTCTGATTCCCTATCAAAGTTGACTCAAGAACTTACGAAGATTTCAAATCCATCTTCAAATTCAAGTGAAGATACTCGCTTCTGGAAGCCAGAAGTAGATAAGGCTGGAAATGGTTCAGCCACAATTCGATTCCTACCAGCCCCTGCAAATGAAGATATGCCATTCGTTCGCATTTGGGATCATGGTTTCCAAGGTCCAACTGGTAAGTGGTATATTGAAAATTCTCTAACGACAATTGGTCTACAAGACCCGGCTGCTGAATATAACTCAGAACTGTGGGCTGTATCAGAGGATGACAATTCACCAACTCGTAAGCAGGCTCGTGCTCAAAAGCGCCGTCTGCACTTTATCTCAAATATCTTAGTTGTTAAGGATCCTGCTCATCCTGAAAATGAAGGTAAGGTATTTCTTTATCAATATGGTAAGAAGATCTTTGATAAGCTCAATGATCTAATGAATCCACAATTTGATGATGAAACACCAATCAATCCATTTGATCTATGGGCTGGTGCAAACTTTAAGCTTAAGATTCGTAAGGTTGAAGGTTATCGTAATTACGATAAGTCAGAATTTGATAGTCAATCTGCAATTCCTGGTCCAGATGAAGCTCTAGAAGCTATTTGGAATAAAGAATATTCTCTAAAGGAATTTCTTGATCCTAAGAAGTTTAAGTCTTATGATGAACTTAAGAGTAAGCTAAATGCAGTTCTAGGTCTTACACCTTCTGCTACTCCTTCTGCTAAGCCAGCTGAACGAGTAGTACTACCAGAAGCTTCGGCGCCGGTATTTAAGACTAAGACTGTTGAGACCGAAGATACTTCGGTTCCTTGGTCAGAAGATGATGATATGTCATATTTTGATCGACTTAAGGCTTTGGCTAGCGAAGACTAAGATTAATAGGGGGAAGAAATTCCCCCTATTTTTTTATGCAAAAGTTTTAAGGTCTAATGAACCTTTTTTGCTTATTGTTGGTTGGCCAACATACGAGTTGTTATTATTAATAGTAGGTGAGCTTATATTTGTGCTTGAATTTCCACCTGCAGCTGGCTTAGAATCTTTTGCTAATTGATTTTGCTTTGACATTTGATGAACGGCTTGTGTTTGTGCAGATGGGCCTTTAGATTGAGCCATTTGAGCAGGCTTTTTATCTTCACCAAGTAGTGTGTGAGCTAGAGCTTCACCGCCAGCTGCACCGGCAATACCACCACCAACTTCTCCTACTACAGTTCCTACTGGACCTGCTAACGATCCTACTGCGCCCCCGACAACTTCGCCTCCAAGAGTTCCAGCACCTGTTAAGCCGCCAACCAATAAAGCTTTGCCGAGACTACCAGTTTTTTTATATTCTTCTAATCCAGTCATTCCTCCAGCAATTGCTGCGCCAACGCCTGGAATTCCTTTAACTAATCCACCGGCTTTACCAAGTCCTTTGACCAATCCGCCACCG